TACGGCATTTCATCAATTTTCATTGGGTCAAAAACTTTTACGCCGTCATCCAAATCGATAACTCCGTGTAAGCGGCGAAGACGTGTTGCCTCATCAATGATTTCTGGAAGCACAAAACTTGGTGGGTTGTCTAGGGCTGCTAAAGAGTTGCCTGCGCCTTTCCATTTTTCTATTTCGGTGCTGGCTGCAGCCTTGAGTGCGTCATCTATTTCTTGTGGAAATACCGTGCCTGGCGGCAGATATCCGCCTAAACGTGCTTGTTCTGCTAAAGCAACCCGTCCTTCGATAATTGGATATTTAGGTGTAGCCGATAGTCCTGCTGCTCGACGGTCAGCAGCCCAAGCGTCTTCAATTATTTCTGCAACACGCGCGTCGCGTACTGCTGTTGCCGCGACATCACTTAAATTAAAAAGAGATTTAATGCTTTTGACAGGGTTGTAGTAAACACCTACGTCAGTTCCTACTGTCCAAAGAGCATCAACAATGCCTGACATGACTGAAGCCGAATACGAATTTCTATCGATGTAACCTTCTTGGATAAGAGGTTCAATTAATGCCCGCCCAACAGTAAAAGATTGTCCGCCAACTTGCGGTAAAGAAGCATCACGGTTCCTTAGGGCTTCTGTTAAGGCAATACCTTCAGGAAAATATCCGCCACCTAAATCAACTTCTTGGTTTGGGTTGATTGCCCGTCGAGCAATTTGGGTAAGAATGTTTCCTTCAATAACACCTTGTTGAAATTTAGCCCGTTTTTCGGGGTCTTTCATTATGTTGATGAGCGAAGAACCTAAGTCCGCAGGGTTGAGTACGTTTAAAATGTCCGATGGAGAAAGTTTTCCGTCTTCCATGATGACTTGTTCTAATGTTGTTTTTCCTGCCTGGGCTGCACCTAAAAATGCTGCGCCAGCCGTTTTTGTTGCACCTCTTAGGGCGGCTGCAGCGGGTTCTGTTATGTCTTTGATGTTGAGTCCCATGCTTTGCGTGCCAACTCTGTCTGGGACAATGAACGACATAAGTTTGAATGGGTTTTGAACAGCAGGCAATGCGCCACTTAACACAGCGCCAGAGATACCTTGCAGGTTGGCTGCGAGAATGTCGCCGCGTGACAAATTTTTTGATTCAAGTCTCGCGTCTAACATTTGTTTTAGATACGGAAACTTTGTTTTCAAATCTTGATATGGCACAAAACCATCGGTATCGGTTATAAGTCGGCTTGGTAATCTTTCTGATTCAACTATGAAAGAACTTGGTTTTCGTACAAGTTTTCCGTCAACGGATTCGTAAACATCTTTCGATGTAGACATTCCTGGGATAGCGTTCCATTCTTCTTCAGATTTTGACAAAAACAATTTTATGACTTGTGCTTCTTGTAAATCTAAAAGTTGTTTAGCGTCAGTGATTTCTGGTACTTCAAGGTTGCGCCACAAACCGCCAGGGTCAACTTCGTCCCACCAATATGGTTGCAATTGTCGACGAATGTTGAAATCAAGATTTGGTGTTTGCAACAAATCCACAAGATTCCATTGTCTTGCTGGTGGCGTTGAAGCCGCTTTAGGGTTTTTTACTTTAACAAGATTTTCTCTGTTGTTACTTGCGTTACCTGTTTCTAATGCGCGGCGGGCGGTGTGTTCGTGAACTAGTCGTGCGTCGATAGGTACATCGGATAGTCCGACTGATGCGGTGATTTCTGGGTTTGTGTATGTGCTGCCGTAAACTGCTGACTCTAAACGTTGAACCCTGTCTGGGGTCATTTCTACTTCTAGGCGTCGACGTTGTTCACGGAAGCGGTTTGCTTCGGTTGCGTCTAGTTCAAGTTGTTCATTCGTTCTTCGCATTAAATTGAAACATTTTCTAGTTCTAAAATGAGTTGCAGCAGGGCTGTGTTTGGTGTTTTAGAGTAAATGTATCTGACTTGGTTGATGAGGTCTTGGCGTGAACCTGGGGCTGTTGCCATTGGCATTGGTTGTGGAAGCATGTCCATTCCTGGACCCGCACCTAACGGATTACCTGCGGTGATTGGTTCGTCTGGGCGTTCTGTTGGTGCGCTTAAAGGTGTAACTGGTAATGGTTGACGTTGCTGTTGTTGTGGCGCTACTTGCGGTGGTTGTGGTGCGCCCATCGGTACGGCTTGTTGTGCTCGGCGTTGAGCGCCTGCTTCACCGTAGGTTTGCCCTGGAACTGTTTTTACTGGAAGTTTTTTTGCAGGGTTATTTAAATCTGTTCGGTTTGGATATGTTGCCATTTATAGTCTTTTCCCTAATGTGAGGACTGCTGATGGTGATGGGGGTAGTTGTGATGCGCCTGCTGGTTGTCCACCGCCTAACCTAGATAGTAGGTCTTGGATGTTTGGTGGACCTGCTGGTCCTTGTATTGGTGCTTCTGCGCCCATGCCTGGCATCGCGAGTCCTGGCATTGTTTCTGGTGCGCCTTGTGGCATCGCTGCGGCTTGCCGTTCTTGTGCACGTTTTTGTGTTAGTTGCACGGCTTCGTATAGGGGTTTGTTTTTTTCGATTGTGAGCATCGAAAGGTAGGCGAGGTCATCAGGTTGATATGGACCATTAGGGTCGGCTGCTTGAGCCTGGATGCTGGACAGGAGTGCTGCTTCCATGGATTCGGCTGCGATGCGGTCTTTTTCAAGTTCTGGGTCTGTGATGAGCGGGTCTGATTCTCGTGCCGATTCTTTAGACATAAGACCAGTACCGAGGCGTTGACCAAGACCAACAATGAGACCGTTAACGTCTGTGCCTGAAGAAGGGTATGTGACATAGTGAAAGTCCGTTTCGAACACTTTGTTTGGTACATAGTTTGTCATTCCGCCAGATACTCGACCTGGTATGAAGAATGATTTTTTTTGTGCGCCCCAATAGTTTTTTTCGATTGCGATAGCAATTTTGTCTTCTTCGTATAGTGCTTGTTCAAAAACTGCTTGTGCTTCTTGTACGCGGAAGTCAACTGTTGCTGATAAGACGTTTTCGCCTCGGCGTCCTGTTCGGATGTTTGAACCTGATTCGCCGCCGAACTCTGCTGGGATTGCGCCTTCTAGTCGTTCTTGTCGTTCGAGTCTGTCTAGGGCTGTGTCGGTTTTGTAGCCTGGGTTTGTTTGTAGTTGTTGGATGTCTCCGCCTTTTACTACACCTAGTTGTCCTGTTTTGCCGTCGGCGACTTGAATGATTTCTGGGTTTTCGCCTGCGCGTGCTACAAGGTATTCGTCTGGGAAAATGCCGCGTTCGATAGCGATTTCTGTGAGGGCTTGTAAGCGGGCGCGTGTGAAGTACATTCCTAGTACACCGTCGTATTGTCCGCGTGGTGTGTCTAGTGAGATGCGTTGCGGGATTACTGTTAGTGGCATCCCTGTTCGGTTTGGCATTCTTTCTAGTTCTACTGTTTCGATGCCTGCTCGTTCGATTGGTGTGAGGCTTGCGCTGTTTTCTGCGCCCATTGCGCATACAACTATTTCTTCGCCGTCGATGTATTCAAGTAGCGTGAATTTGGTGTCGAAACGGACTTTGCCCATTCGGAGTTTGCCGATTACTTTGTCACCGTAGTTGTTGATTAGCCATTGTGCTGGTTTGGTGTATGTAAAAATGCAGTCTTCTGGTACGAAGTTGTCTGGGTCTTCGGCTGGTGATGGGTATGTGTCTAACGGGTTTCGTACTGACCATGTTGGTTGCAAAGTTTTGAAGTTTGGTTTGAGGATTACTGGTGCTGATGAGTATGCCAGGAAGTGTCGTGCGCGACGTCGCATTTTGACACCCATTTTGTTTTGGTCCCAGTATGATAAAATGATTTTTTTGCGTAGTCTTGCTAGTTCTTGCGAGTCGGCGTTGCCTTGTTTCATTGGTGGGAAGAATGGCATTGGCATTGTTGATGCGATTCGCATTGATGTTTGGTCTAAGCCTTGTACAAGTAGGTTGGCTACGTTTGTTCGTGCGTTGCGGTCTAGTTCTGATAGTGGGATTACTACGTCGCCGTTTGCGAGGTCACGGATTTCCCTCATGCGTTTGAGGACTGGTCCTTGTGTTTCTCGACGCGAGTTGTATAAGGAAACTATCTGTTCTACTGTTTGCACTTTGCGTGGAACTCCTATTGTATTTGGTTGTTCTACAATACTACGTTAGCATCCACGATGGACGCCATTGTCTTGGTGGGAGTTTGATTCCGCTGACTGTCGGGAAGTGTAGTTCAGCGAACCAGTTTGCCATCACAAGGTCTGTCCCATTTTTTTTGTCGGGGGTCCATTTAGTGAGTTCGTCTACGAGGGCTAACGTTTTCCAGTTGCCGCGCATTGTTGGGAGTCTTACTGCACCTGACCTGTACAGAGGCGGGAGTAATGCTTCGATGCCTAGTTTTTCGTCAAATTTGTTGCGATGTGTGGTGTGCGGGATGATGTTTACCATTTGTCGGGTTTGCCATTTGCGCACGAAGTCGTGTGCTAACAGGAATCGTTGGGCTGCGTTGACTTCTACGACGACATGCGAAACTGGGTAGCCGTATTGGAAGGCGCGGTTGGTCCAGTCTTCTAGGATGCCTGTGTATTCGCGGGTGGTGGTGTTGTATCCGAGGAGTTCTTCGGCTGTGAGTTTGATTCGTTCGACATCTATCAGGTATCTGAGGTTTGTTGTCGGCTGGTAAAGCCACCATTGGATGCCCCAGAACTGTGATGGGGATGGGTCGACTGTGATGATTGAGATTACGGGTGGGGCAAGTCCTTCAGGGATTTGTCCTGGGAGTCTTTCGTTGTCGATGCATCCTGCGTAGAGTACGCCGTCGTCTCCGAGTCCGCCTGTTATCCAGGTGCGGCTGATTAGGTTGGTGTCGGCGGCGTCGTCTTCTTGTTGGTAAACAATTTTAAAAGTTTTAGGGTTGCTGTAACGGATGTACGATAAATCTTTCCAAGATAATCGTTGCGGGTCTAGTAGTGGTCCTTCTGGGTATGGTTTGGCGTTGTATTTGCGGGTGTGTGGACCTTCATCTAGTTCGGAGTAATACGCTTTGTAGACGATGTGTTTGTATTTTGTGGATTTGACGGGTTCGGTTGCTGCTAATGATTCGGGTGTGGTGGCGTCTGCGCCGTCGTAGTCGTTTTCGTCGATGTCGTAAGTAATTTTTGCTAAACAATGGGCGTATAGGTCGCCTGAGCCGAGTCTTTGTCCGACTACTGCTAGTAGTCCTGCTGGGTCTACTCGTGCTTCTGCTACTTGGTCCCATCTTTCTAGTAGTTTGTCGCGTGTTGAGCCTTCTCGGGCGTTGTCTACGGATGCTACGTCGTCGAATAGGCATAGGTCGGCGCGGTGTCCGATGTATTCTGAGTCAATTCCGTATGCGCGGACGGTTGGTTCTTTGTTATCTAACCCGTTTCCGTCTAGTTGTTCTACTACGAATTCTTCTGCACGCCATAATGCGCCTTTGTCGGATGGTTTGAACCTGCCGTAGTCGATGGAGAGGCATCCTTCGGCGTTTACTGCTAAACCTTTCTTAACAAGTTCGGGGTCTGGTTGGATTGGTGCTGGTCTTTCTAGGGTTTCGCGGATGCGTCGGGAGTATTGTTTTGCCATTGCTTGTGAAATGGAGCCAATCATTACGCGGATTGCACGGTTGCGTACTATTGCCCATACTGCTACGTCGTGGAATAGGGTTGATTTTCCTGCGCCTGGGGGTACGTTGAGTACGACGAATTCTTTTTCGGGTTCTTCTAATAGTTGTACGAGTGTTAGTGCGGCTTCTACTTGCCATGGGGATGGTACTCGTCCGAGGTAGTGGCGTCTGAAGAAGTCGAAGTCTTGTAGTCCGCGTTGCGCTTCGGGGCATAGGCGTGTTAGTGGGATTGCTGGTGGGAGGTTTACTGCTTCGTCTAATGATTGTTCGTATTCTTTGTGTTGTTTGCCGCCTTGGTTGCCGCGGGTGCGGGTTACTTCTAGGACGGCTTGGTCTAGTTTTGCTTTCGCTGCTTTAGATTTCGCTAACCAGTTTGACCCTGTGTTGATGTGTACGCCTGCGATGCGTGCAGCCTCTGTAATTGATGAGCCTGCTGCTACAGCGGCGAAGAAGCGTGCTTTGTCTTCTGGCGGTACGCGGCGTTTAGTTCCCATTAAGGGAGTGTACTACTTTTTGTTCGATTTAGATTTTTTAAAAACTTCTTTAGTGTAGCGTTTAGCGCCACGTTCCCAAACATCGGAAGGGAATTTGCTGGACACTTCGCTTTCGCTAATGACATCCAACACAGAGTTTTCAAAATCCTTATATTTAGAAAAATCTTTTGCAGAAAACCCGCCTCCGCTTTTACCATATTTTTTCTCAATATACGCTTGAGCGCCTTTTGACTGGTCGTTCAAATCGGCTTCCATAACCATGTTTGACTGACGGCGTTTTTCTGCTTTGTTGTCATCTTTGCTGACAGACTTTTTGTAGTCAGCCAGCGAACCCATGTAATCAACTTTTTTCATCATGTTGCAAACATACTACACACCTGCTACCATTACAACACACCCGTCGGGAAGACGGCAAACAAACAGTAATCATCACGGCTGTACAC